AGTGGTGGTGGAGTTCCAACACTTTCTCAAACCGATTCATCTCTATTGCAAACCAAAGCAGTTTATACTCAATTTAGGAACATTTTATTGGATACCAACGATGAGTTCTTTAGTGTTTATTCAGGTTCTACTGCAGGCGCTCATAACTTACATCAATTTTATGCAGTAGCCATCAATAGAGCAAGATATAAAGAGAGATTGGATCCAGGAAATATTCAAATAAGTCTTCAAGCTGGAGGGTCTACTTATACATTCATAGATGATAGTGCACAAACTGAAACTGTTGGTTCTTTTGGTAGGGTATTTAATATGGTAAGTGGAGCATTGAATATCGGAACCGCAAACGAAGGAACAATATCAACATATACATCATCAAACGGACAGGGATTTGGATTATTCTATCCTGATATGGGTATATTCATTTTGAATCCAGCTGCATTGGGTGCCACTGTAGGATCTAGTTTAATTCCAACAAGTGCAAGTGTAGCGGATACATACTACGATAACAACAAAAAATTGTTTTTAGCATTTGATGCCGGTGATGATTTTCAAGCTCGTAGAATTGAGAATGTATCAACTTCACATTATTTTGTAAGAGCAAACAATAGAGAATATAATTTCTCAAATAATCCAACATTTGTAACTGGCTCCACCGGTCAATTTTCACAAGCAACGTTTGAACGTGATCCAAAAGTGTACATAACATCAGTTGGTCTTTATAATGATGCGAGTGAATTATTGGCAGTTGCTAAAATAAGTAAACCTATTGAAAAATCCTTCGATAAAGAAGTATCAATAAAAGTAAAACTTGATTTCTAAAATTTCAAATATAAACTTTAAAAGCCCACCTAATTATGGTGGGTTTTTAGTTTAGGAATATTTATAGTTGTATGTTAAAACCTATACCAAAATCCGATATTAGCATTAGACCATTCAAAGTTTACAAAGATTGGTCATTCACGGACTCGTCTGCCGAAATAGATACACTAAGTGCGCAATATACCGCATCTTATGCGAATAGCACTACTACGTCCGATACTAACTTATCTTTTAATAAACTATCATTATACGGCCAACTTAGGGCTCAATTTTATAATGGAAACGAAGATAATCCTTTTTTAAGAATTGGCAGAAAAACTTCAAATTATGCTACTAATAATTTAGAAAAAGAAAGATTATTAAACGATTCTGCTAAAATTATTTCTATACCACAAAAATATATTGGAGAGGGAATAAAGCCAGGTAGTTTTACTCTTATAGATAATAATAGAACGTTTATAGATGATTCTTATGGTAATATAGTTGGAGATAGTGGATTCAATGGTATATTGGTATCGTTAATTGATAATGAAACAAATGAGTTTAATTTTTCAGATCAATTAGGAAATGAATACAGCGCATCTTTGAATTATATAAATATAAATGATAATGAAATTAGTTTTGATTTAGATTCAACTACATATTTAGAAAACCTTATTAGCTTTGATGCAGAAACCGGCGTAATGGTTATAGAAAACGCCACATTTTTACCAGCAGGACAATCTGCCACTAAAATAGGAAATATCTTTTATGATAAAGGATTAATTGTACTCACACTTTCACCATCTACAAGACTTACTGCTCTTTGGGATATACAATACAAATCAACAACTACGATATATGAAAATGAATATCTTTTAGTTGTAGGTGAAGATGAATTCAATGTATCTACAAATCCTAGCGCAATAATTGAAACCGGGTCAGTTGTTGAAGATTTTGTAGATTCAAATGGAATAACACGTCGTGTAACTCCATATCCCGGTGTACGATACGTCAGAAAGCAGGTAACGCTGGATAATGGTTCAACAATACAATTTGGATATCAATCAAAAGTAAATGCATCGGTATATGGTGGGTTTGGTGATGGATATTATAGCCAATCAATTGATATGACGGGTTCATATCTTACCCCATTTATTACTGCAATCGGATTATATGATGATAATAATGATTTAGTTGCTGTTGCAAAATTACCAAAGCCGGTTAAATCGGAAATAGATATTCCATTAAACTTTATAGTACGTTTTGATACATAACTTATATTTATATAAAACAAAACAATATGGCACAAATAGTAGACCTTTATAAAGCACAACAAACTCAACTTGGTACAGATAAAATCGGCAAAGATGTCAGTAACGCTAGAAAGACTCCATATTCCACCGATGATTTACAAAAGATTGACAGTGGGGCAGTAAGTGAAGAAAGATTAAAGCAAGCCAGAGGTGGTATCGTAAACGATAAGATGTATTCTTCTACAGTTAAAAAATAATATGACCAAATCTAAGGTTACATCGCGTACTAAATCAAATTGGGTAGGAAAAAAATATGGTTTTAAATCTGGGTTGGAGGAATCAATCTCTAATCAGCTAAAAGAAAATGGGATACCTATTAGATACGAAGAAAAAGAGTCAGTTATTAATTATGTTATACCTGCTTCTGAACACAGCTATCATCCCGATTTTATATTACCTAATGGGATAATAGTTGAAACTAAAGGTAGGTTTGTTTTGGCGGATAGGAAAAAGCATTTGTTAATAAAAGAGCAATACCCACATTTTGATATCCGATTTGTATTCACAAATTCTAAAAACAAAATATCCAAAGGTTCAAAAACTACTTATGCTATGTGGTGTGAGAAGAATGGGTTTCTTTATGCTGATAAGCAGATTCCCCAAAAATGGTTAGAAGAATAGTTTTGAAATACAAAATACTTTTTGTATATTTGATTTGTGATAAAACAATTCGATAAAAATAAAGTCCTATCAATACTTACAAACGTAATCGGTTCACACTCTCTTTTAAAGGGTGATGAACACGCGTTTTATTGTCCATTTTGCCACCATCATAAGCAAAAATTACAAATAAATCTTCAGACTCAAAAATGGCATTGTTGGGTATGTAACAGTGGTGGGAAAAAAATTGCGTATCTACTTCGTAAATTGGATGTAGATAAAGATACTATTAAAATCATTCGTGATGTTTATGGGGATGCCGGATACGTTTCTGAAAAAAACGATACCGATACAAAAGTATTCATTCAACTACCAAAAGAGTTTGTATCACTATCCATAGAACCGAGTGGATTTAATCCGGAATATCGTCAAGCAATCGCTTATCTAAACCGACGTGGAATCGGTATTAAAGAAATTGTAAAATACAATATAGGATATTGTTTGGATGGAATGTATGCTAAACGATTAATTGTACCATCATACAATTCCGATGGTTCTGTAAATTATTTTGTATCTCGTTCGTATTATGAGGATACAAAAATGAAATATAAAAATCCCCCTATATCAAAAAATATAATATGCTTTGATTCCCAAATAAATTGGGATATGCCTATAATATTGTGCGAAGGTGTGTTTGATGCCATAGCGATTCGTAGGAATGCAATACCACTATTGGGTAAGTTTCCATCAAAGCAATTAGTAGAAAAAATATTTTTCAAATCCGTCAAAGAGCTGTTTATAGCATTGGATGATGATGCAAAAGCAGAAGCACTTAAAGTTGCAGAATATTTCAGAAAGCAAGGAATAGCGGTAAGGATGATTTATTTGAAAGAAAAAGACCCATCAGAAATGGGATACGATAATTTTTACAAAGAAGTATATAAAAGTAAAGAGTTCACATCGGATGAACTATTGTTGAGTAAGATTAATAGTATATGAGATTAAAAAAAATATTTCACATAGCAGATGTTCACATTCGTAACATCAAAAGACATAAAGAGTACCGATTGGTGTTTGATAAAATGTTTGAAGAAATTCGCAAACATGGTACTGAAGATTCTATCATTTATTTAGCAGGTGATATCGCTCATGCTAAACTTGAGATGTCTCCCGAATTGATAAAAGAAATAAGTTGGTTATTCACCGAATGTACAAAACATTGCCCAACAATTCTTATCGCAGGTAATCATGATTGTAATATGAACAACACCGATAGGCTTGATGTTTTGACACCAATGGTAGATGCACTTAACCTGCCAAACTTTTATTATTTAAAAGATACACAAGTTTGGAGTTATGGTGGAGTTGGATTTGGTGTATTCAGTATCTTTGATAATAAAGATAATTGGCCCAAAGCAGATGATATTGATACAAAAATAAAGATTGCATTATTTCATGGACCAGTTGATCATTCTCAAACCGATGTTGGATATGTAGTTTCATCTCGTCATTTCACGGTTGATATGTTTGATGGGTATGACATTGCTCTATTGGGCGATATCCATAAAAGGCAAGAGTTGATTTCATCAAGTGGTTGT